ACTGGATGTCGTTACCCGTCACACGTTCTTTGCTCAGGTTAAGCGAGTGAGTAGTGAACGGAAGCTCCGTGAAGTTACCAGCAGGCGTAGTACCAAAGGTTACTTCGGGGAGGAAAGAAAGACGGGTGCGAGACCCCTGAGAAAATGCCATGTGTGGCCTCCTTATCTCAATCGTAGATATACCAAGCCACTGTGATAGGTGTCACATACCACGGGCTATTGATGTAGGATGATTCTTGTTGTGAGTATTCTACAGAGACAATCACACCATCAAAGGAAATGTCTGTCGTAGAGTTGAACCTAGCCAAAAGCTGATCTGTTAGCGTCTGACTATTGCCGGGGCCTGATCCCTCGGGGGAATAACAGAGGATGGTCATAATGCCCTGATAACGATGCTCAGGGTTAGTTCCCATCACTGAAGGTCTGCGAGAGGTAGGTTGGAACTGGACTTTGATGAAAGCTGTGCCAGTAGTCGGGGAGTATTCTACGTTCTCCCAAGCAATAGGGGGAAGCGTAAACGAACTGTCAACTAGGTGCTTCTCAAGTGCAGCCCTGATCTTCTTATAGATTACACTCATGGGTTCCTAGCCTTTGCTTCTGCGGCTGCTTGGGCTGCTACTCGACTATGCTCACGGGCTGTCTTACGATAGGGAGCATACCCATGTTCGTATTCTACTTCATCTGAGTGGAAAGCGTCGTTAGAGAAGACCACTTGATTGGCAGCATCAGGGAGTGCGCTAATCTCAGAGAAAAGTTGGTTCAGACCCTCTTGTGCGTAAGGCTCATAGGGCTGCTGTCTAGGCTTACCCTCAGAGCTTCTTGTCGCACCAACGGCAGTAGTTCCAACGTGATGACCAGTGATGTATGTTCCAGTGTCCACAGGGGAATTAAGAACTAGTTGCTCAGACATACCCTCAAGATATAAATCTCGGTAGCCTTCGATCATCTGCTCTAGCTTCTGGAACTTACCGTCTAGACCACGATTAACTTGAACCCTAAGCATTATTCCCTCGTTTGACAGATATAGCAGACGGGGTTAGTTCCTGACATGATACGCTCAACAGAAACGACAACAACTGTGTCACCATCTCCAGCAAATGTATCACCCTTCTTAGGGGCAGTGATAGCCACACTAGAGGTATCCACTAGGGGAATAACGAGCCTACGATCCCCAACAACAATACTAGTGCCTGTAATGTCACCTACGCTGTAGTTGTAGAAGTAACCTTTAACAGTCTTTGTCGTCCCTGAGCTACTTGTTCCACCAGTGGTAGGGTCGTAGGTAGCTGCACTCTTGGACACATAGGTCAGGTTCTTGCCGTGTTCGTTAATAAGCCTAAGAAGATCTGCGGACCTAAAGGACATTGCTGACCCCCTTATTATTCGTATTCAGGGCTTTCATAACCCGGAGGATTACGGAACCTATCACGACGGAAAGAACCCTCTACACGGTTAGTATTGGCACGGACAGCATTGATATCAGAGATAGTCAGACCGCCCGCAGCGACACCAAGAACTGCACCATTTGTCTTACCACGATACTCAAGATCTTCAGCCAGCTTAAAGTATTGTGCTGCAAGGTCTGTGTAGTCAGCAGAGAGAGCGCCATCTAGTGTCGTATTCACACGACGGGAATAAAGGGAAGCAATAACTCTAGCTACCCAAGATGCAGCACTGTAGATGTTGTTGCTGCTTTCAGCGAGAGCAAACGTGATCTCTTCGTTCTGAACCTGTTGGTCAGTTGTATCAGTATCACCAACCAGCAGGCGCACACTGTTCAGACGACCAGAGGATGTGCTAGTATCCAAATCAGTGGGATCATAGGACCACGCCATTTATTCACTCCTGTGGAGACTGGGCATCAAGGATATCGTCGCGGATCTCGTAGAACCTGTCTTCAATCCAGCGGTTATTACGAAGGAAGCTACGAAGAAGACCACGTTGTTTGTCGTCGATCTTAGACTGCTTGCACTTCTTAGCGGTATATTCAGTCACACCATTTGTGCGGGCCTTAACCTCAGCATTCAAGAGGGTGACAAGAGTATCAAGTTGGGCTGTCGTCATCTCGTTGAGACGGTCGCCAACCTTAGTCTCTGCCTCAAGCTCAGTGTTGTGATACAGATATCCTGAGTTGTACAAGATACCAACAGACTGAGCGGGGAGATTACGGTTGAGCCAGTTAAAGTGTTCGCCCCGTTGCCACTCTTTACCATCAGAGATAAAGGGGGTCTTGACGAATACAGGCCAGTCAATTTGCCAACCGAGGTAGTGAGGATGTGTCATCAGTAAGTGTCCTTAGTCGGGTTAAGGAGGGGGCGGGGGCCACCCACTAGAGCAGCCCCCACGAGATAAATTAGGCAACAATGGTGTCGAAGAACACACCGAGGTCAGCACCCACGACTTTCATGTCGTAGGACATCTTCACCTGAATATGCTCTGCAATCTGCATACGCTTCAGAGCGTCGTCCGAGAACGATTCAACAGTGATGCCGAGGTTGTTGACGCCGGGGATGTTGTTCCAAGCGAAGGTCAAGCCCGAAGCAGGGGTCATCAGACCAGCATTGCGAGGAGCATGAACCAGCAGAGCCGACTTTCCACCGATGAACGCATTGCTTTCTGCAAGACCTTCAACAGCAGTGTTCTTGACTGCTTCCATGACGTAGAAGTTCTCGACCTCGAAGATCTCAGCCAACTTAGCATTGGTGATGAGGGCGGTGTTCGTCACAGTTGCACCACCGTTCAGGCGGGCAAGAATGTCGGGGTGGTTGATGAGGATGTCACGGACTTCCTTACCGACGACCATAGTGTTGGGCTTGAAGCCACCCGACTTGAGTTGCATTGCAGCGCGAGCATCAGTCACGTTTTGGATGGGGGTTGCGTTGGTGTAGTCCGACCACTGACGAACTTGACCAGCGCTAGGCGAACCTGCAACACCATCGTACTCCGTACCCCAGATACCCGTTCCGAAGAAGGTCGAAGCGAACTGCTCTTCACGATGGATCATCAGACGCATTGCAAGGGTCTGAGCGCCAGCGGCACGGATGTCCAGCATTGCATCTTCGTTGGCGAGGGTCTGCTCGTCAAAGTCCATGCCGAGGCCATAAACGTCAGCAAAGTAGCTGTCGTTCGAGATGGTCATGCCGATACGGTTTACTTCCGTGCGGGGAGCCAGCTTCTGGACATCGCCAGTGCGGTTCATGTTGGCACGGTCGTAAATGTAATACTTATCGGACTGACGCTGCACACCCACGGTCGGGAACACTTTGTCAGCGATGAAGTTGGTTTGTTCTTGTGCGTATGCCAGCGTCAAATTGGAGAGCGGCTGGTCGATATGCACCTGCGAGGGAGTCAAAAGAGGCATATTATTATTCCTTTCTATGCTCTAGATTAGGCCGGGACGACGTTGCCGCCTTGGATCAACTCAATGGCGATGATTTGACCATCGACACCAGCTTCCAGAGCGTAACCCAGAACAACATCACCAGTAGCTGCGGTCAGTGCATCACCGTTAGCGTCGGTTTGAACAGCAGCACCAGCAGCAATCGTGCCACCAGCTTCGACCATAACCTTACCCGAGATAGCAACGGTGACAGCAGCACCAGCAGCACCGCCGACAAGGCAGACACCGATAGCGTTTTCGCCAGCCGAGTCAGCAAGGTCAACCTGACCGTCCGACTCAAGAGTAACAAACTTGAATTGTGCTGCCGAGAGATCTTCGCCAGCGATGAAGGTGCGGGTGTCCCGCGTTTGGATCACAGCCATAATTATTCTCCTTTATAGGACTTTGCGATCAGAGCTTTGCCTTCGTCGGTCTTAGCGACAGCAGCGTATGCGATAGCATATTGGCTCTTTTTCATTTCATGCTCTTCCATGTAGGACTTAACAAGAGCATTGATTTTGTCGTTTGCAGAAGCGAACTCACCATCCGCGTCAGATTTACCAAATTCAACCATAGTGCCTTCAAAGAGCTTATCAGCAGCCTTGAGTGCAGCCATGACTTCTTCACCGAGGTCCGACTTCAGCAGTGCCTTAGCGACCTTGATATCAAAGTGGGGGAGAGCTTCTCCGGCCCGCTTAGTCAGTTCCACATCAGCTTTCTCAACAGCCAGAGCTTCGAGTGCTTTGAGGACAGGGGCGGGAATGTCGGACTTAGCGACCATCTCACCTTCGACTTCGAGCATCTCAACTTCAGCTTTCTTTTCGATTGCTTCAGCTTTAATGACGAAACCATTTTCAATCAGGCTTTTGCGGAGACGCTCGTTCTCTGCCTTGAGAGTTGCAACTTCGTCAACGACTGCAACTTCTTCAACTTCGTCCTCTGCCTTATCAACAGCGACTTCTTCCTGAGTTTCTACTTCTTCATCCGACTTTTTCATGTCCATGTTGTAGGCCTTCATGGCCTCTTCCTCAGACATGCCTTTGTCCATGTAAGGCTTTAGCTTTGCCTTCATGTCGTCAGACATTTTTTCTACGTTAGTTTCCTCGGACATATCATCTCCTGAAGTGTCACGCTTGAAGAGAGAGACCATCGCTTGTGCATTGGCGGGCCGATCCACCAGAGACAGTTCCTCTAGTTCAAGTTGTTTAAGAAGGTTAGGCATCAGTAGTCCTCCTTCACTACCCAACC